ACACGAGAAGCCAGACAAAGTACAAATGAAGTTACTCAACAGCAAAATCCTGTATTAGCTGACGAATTTACAATAGATGCAGAAACACGAACTGTAACGACTATTACACGAAGATTATCTGCATCAGAAGCTACTAACCAAGCAACTGCTTATAATAGAAGAACTGCTGAATTTAATGGATATACGACCCCACTAACTATTAGACCAAGTGGGCCAAAACTATTAAATATAAATGGTCAAAACGTATATGAGTTAGTATTAGCAATAACATACAAAGATTTTAATAGTTTAAATCAAGCTAGATTTGAACAATTGGGGCAACAATAATCCGCCGTAGAATTTAATCGAAACTAGACAAGAAGGTGGTGAACTTATCGCATAAAAAGGGTTTAAATCGTTCTAAATCATATATTTTTGATATTTAAATAGAGGGGCTAAATAGGTTATTTTTATCAGGAGAGACAAATGGACAAAACATTATTAAAAGCATACATCAGAACCATTGTTGAAGAAGAAGTTAATAGAATTCTTCCTAATCTTTTAGGTGAAGCTGTAGCACAAATCAAAGGAACACAACAAGTTAATGAAACTGTTACATTCCCAAATAAGTCAAAACTTGACCGCTCAAAGTTAGCAGCTATGATGGGGTTGGAACGTCACGGAGACACCATTACAGCAACCACAAAAAACATGGTTCTCCCAGATAATATTCCACAAGGTGTGGATTTAAATAATCCATCGGTAAAACCAGCAGTCGAAGCTATCACCAAAGACTATAGTGCTTTGATGAAAAAGATGGGATTGAGTAAGTAAAATGGCAAAAACTGTCTATCTAGGACAAACACTTCCACTACAAAGAACTAATCGTGGGTATTTCCAATCTACGACAGACCCTTTGGAAAATGAAAAGTCAAAGTTTATTAATTTAATTTTGACGAAAAAGGGTGAACGTGTGTCAAATCCAACATTTGGATGCGACTTGTGGAGATTATTGTTTGAGCAAAAAAACGGTGACACGCAAGATTTAGCAAAACAATATGTTCTAGATGCGGTAAATAGATTTATGCCATACCTAGTACTCCAAGAAATTCAAGTCACAAACACAGAAACTTTTTTAAATGACAATTATATTATATTGTACGTCAGATATGGATTTACTAACAACCCATTGGCATCCGATTCGGTAGAACTAACACTTGGAACTAGTGTTTCTGGTCAATTAGTTACTTCTGGTAGAACTGTGAGTTCTAATATTTTTGACACACAAACCGACCCAAACGTTTTAAGTTCTTTGGGAAGAAGAACTACCTCAAACGGGCAAACTATTTAATTTTGAGATAGAAAATGGCTACAACCAACCACGTATTAAATAAACTATCAGTAGCACCCAAAGAGGTAAGTTACCTCAACAAGTCATTTACTGACTTTAAGGGTGATCTAATTACGTTTGTAAAAAATTATTATCCTACAACGTGGACAGATTTTAACGAAGCCAATCCAGGCATGATTATGTTGGAATTGGCAGCATATGTTGGTGATGTGTTATCGTTTTATGTGGATAATTCATTTAAAGAAAATTTATTAGCATACGCTGAAGAAGAAGGAAACGTAATTACAATAGCACAAGCTTTAGGATATAAACCAAAAACAATAGTACCGGCTACAGCAGAAGTTTTAATTTCTCAAGTAGTACCAGCATTAGGTGCATCGGAAGGTTATATTCCTGACGCAACATATTTTTTAAAAATAGATAGGAATTCAACAGTTTTCACGCAGGCACCAAATGTTGTGTCATTTAGAACAACAGAACTTGTGGATTTTGCAGATCCTACAGGCAGGTCTATAATTCCTAGACAATTAGATTCTACAACATTATTACCAGTAACGTATCTAGTAACTAAAAAAGTTAAAGTTATTGCGGGTGATGTTCGTCAAGAAACATTTACGTTTGGTGATCCAGAAAAATTTTCTGCAATTACCATAGGTGATGTTAATGTAACAGCTATTAGTGATGTAGTTGATGCAGACGGATATAAATTTTATGAAGTAGATTATTTAGCACAAGATACAATAATTGATGACAAAGAAGTAAGCTATGTTTCAAGTGTTAGTGAATCGGTAGCACCTACATACGCTATAAAATACAGAACAGTTCCACGTAGATTTGTCACACGACTAACACCAGATAAAAGAACACAGGTAATATTTGGTTCTGGTCGAGGAAACGCATCAGAAGATATCGTATATCTAGATTCACAACAGGTAGCAAATAGTGAATACGGTACACAATTAGCAAGTGTTTCACTTAGTAATACAGATTTGTTGAACACAGATAACTTTGGTATAGCACCAGCAAATACAACACTTACGGTTACATATTTTTCTGGTGGTGGAGTAGCAAGTAATGTTGCATCAGGAACAATAGTAAACGTTGGTGAATTAAATATTTTAAATAGAACAACAGAATTCAATCAAACCGAAACTGATTTATTTAATGACATAGTAAAAACGGTAACAGTATATAATGAAATGCCAGCAACAGGTGGTCAAGATGGTGAAACTGTTGAAGAAATTCGTCAACGAGCACTCGCAATATACAGTTCACAAAATCGTGTAGTTACCAGAAGAGATTACGAAGCACGTGTGTTATCTATGCCTTCAAAATACGGAGCAGTAGCAAAAGTACTAGCAGTCACAGATGCCTCACAGACAACTATACAATCGCAGCAAACATCAACACAACAAGAAATAAATACTCCAAAACCAAACGCAATTAATCTTTATGTGCTTGGATATAATCAAAATAAAAAGATTACAACCTTAAACAGTTTGGTAAAGTCAAATTTACAACAATATCTATCGCAATATAGAATGTTAACGGACCAAGTAAACATTCTTGACGCATTTATTGTTAACATTGGTGTAAATTTTGATATAACTGTATATAAAAACTATAATATACAAGATGTATTAGCAGTGTGTTTGGGTGCAATTAAAGAGTATTTCGATAGTACCAAATGGAACATCAATCAACCAATTAGACTAGGTGATTTAGCACTATTAATACAAGCACAAGATGGAGTGCAGAGTGTAAATTTTGTAGAAATAGTAAATAAGTATTTCTTTAAAGATGGTAGAGATTATCAACCATATCGTTATGACATCACAGACGCGACCGTTGATGGAATAGTATATCCATCACTTGACCCATGCATCTTTGAAGTTAGATACCCAGAAGATGATATTGTAGGAAGTGCAAGACAATGAGATTAATATTAACCGCCTCCGCAGATACCACTATCTATAAAAGATATCCACTAAACAACGCTGGACTGGATGAAATTATAGAGGTAGGTAAAGTAGCAAAACCAGAAGATTTAGATATAGCATATAGCGCTAGTGCCGCACGTGCATTGGTTAACTTTACATTACCATCAAGTGGATCAATTCCAGATACGGCATCATTTTATCTCAACTTGAAGATAGCAAATGCAGAAAAAATGCCATATTCACAACAACTAGAAATATACGAAATTTCTGGTTCGTGGATAGAAGGCAGTGGATATTTTGTTCAACAAAGTGTAAATCCTCGTGATGGTGCAACATGGAGTGGCAGTAATGCATCAGAGGGGGTGTCGTGGAGTATTTTGGGTGGTGATTATTACGCATCACCATCAACCAGTGTTATATTAAATGAATATCCAATGCAAGATTTACGTGTTGATGTATCGAACATAATGCAAGACGTGTTGGTTAATAATAGAGATTTTAAAGGATTTATAGTTAAATTTTCATCTGCATCAGAAGCAGATTACGTAAATGAAGGAAATATCAAATTCTTCTCAAAACAAACACACACCGTCCACGCACCAGTTTTGGAAGCTGCGTGGGACACATCAACATTTTCAACTGGTTCATTAAAAGCAATACCAAATACAACAGATATTGAAGTTGTTCCTAAGAACGCAAAAGAAACGTATATTCGTAATACAAAAGAAAAAATTCGTTTTGTAGTACGTGATAAGTATCCACGTAAAAATTTTGATTCAACATTACGATACACGAGTAGATATTATTTACCAACATCGTCATACTTTAGTGTAGTTGATAGACAAGCAGGTACAACAATATATCCAGCAGATAGTTTTGCAAAGTTGAGTTGTGATGCAACTGGGTCATATTTTGTATTGGATACATCACCACTTTACAAAAACAGATACTACGCTGTAAATTTAGAAATAAATAACGGAAGTGAGGATACCACCACCATTCCAGAAATATTTACTTTCTTGGTGAAGTAATGTCGTTCGATGATTTGATTAAAACGTTTAAGGTGCAACCAGACTTGAATAGAGAGTTCTGGACATCTAATAACAAGCTTAATCCAACTATTCGTGCAGCGTTGATGAAGATTGCAAAGGAGTTCTACGATAGTATTGACCTCGAAAATAAACCAAAGGTCAAAGACATTGTATTTACTGGTAGTTTAGCAAACTATAACTACTCACAATACTCCGATGTTGACCTTCATTTGTTATTTGATTTTGGTAAAGACAAGGAAATATTATCACAATTTTTCTTGTTAGCAAAGTCAAAATGGAATGATAAGCACGACATCACAATCAAGGGATATGATGTCGAAGTTTATGCAGAAGATGCAAGTTCACCTCACGTTGCAACGGGTTTGTATAGTGTATTAAAAGACAAGTGGATTAAAGAACCAAAGAAAGAAACACCAGTATACGATGAACAGGACGTAATGACAAAGGTAAAGCATATTGTTGGTATATTTGATCAATTGGTAAACCAATACAAGTCTGGTCAACTTACTGGATTGGATAAAAAGATTGAAAAATTTAGAGATAAGTTGGGTAAGTTTAGACAATCTGGATTAGATAAAGGTGGAGAGTTCTCAACAGAAAATCTCGCATTTAAGTTATTACGTCGAGCAGGATATATGGAAAAGTTAGCAAATTTACAGAATATGACAACGGACAGACAACTTTCGGTCAAGGAAGTAAACTGATATGGCACAACTGACAGCAATAAACAAAACAACAGTTGAAGCAACAGACTTCACTACAGGGTCATCAGACTTGGTATTACGTATACCATTAACGTCTGGTGAAGTTGTGCAGTTTACCGCTGAAACACAATTTTTTACTCCAAGACAAATCGCAACAAGTAAATCAGACGTACTGGGATTACCAAGTCAAAGTGTTGTAGAATACACAGCAAATAGTATACCAGTAGTAAAACTTCCATTAGGTGACGCTGAAATACCTGCCACACAATATTATCCTATTTCTGTTGTAAGTGATGTATATATTGACGCACCAATTGATAATTTTTTTAGAGAATTGGTGGATGATTTAGAACTACCAGAAGATCCTACACTTACTCAACTTCGTGACCAACGAGCAGCAGCAATGCAAGCAGCAATGGCACTAGAAGATTTATCAGCAGCAGCACAAGTAGCAGACCCAGAATTGTTTGCCGAAGCTGATGATGCAATTACAGAAGGATTAGCAGAAGCAGTTCCAGTTGAACAACCAGATCCAACAGCAATCCTAACTCCAGAAGAAGCAGATGAATTAGCTGCTCTCGACCTAGTGGGTATTACGGACGCATCGGGTGTCACCGATGGTGCAGACGATATTATCGACCCAACCCCAGAAGTATTATACGACGAT